CATGGGAACAATTCGATATATGCCAAATATTCGGATTGGCCCTACGACGTAACTAAGGCAGCAGCCGGACACGCCCGTCGTCTTATCAGTTGTGACGAACGGTGGCTCGGTGCTCTCGAAGACAATTATCGCGATGTGATGGAAGTTCCAAAACATCGGATTCTTGATCAAGAGGCATTCTGGTCATCTGTTTTTAACCTGGTAGACGGCAATCGAGTAACTTTCGTTCCAAAGGACGCTCGAACTGAGCGTACTATTGCGATCGAACCAACTATGAATCTGATGCTTCAATTGGGAGTTGATGGTTACATCCGGGATCGTCTAAAACGATTCAAGATTAACCTAGACGACCAAACGAAAAATCAGGAGTTGGCTAGACTGGGGTCGATTGATGGCTCTTATGCCACTATCGATTTGAAGGCAGCGTCGGACAGCGTTAGTTTAAAGCTGTGCCACCTGTTACTTCCTCCCATGTGGTACAACTATTTCCTTGATCTCCGTTCCCCAACCGGGGAATTGAGGGGTGAGACTTTCGTTTATGAAAAGATCTCATCCATGGGCAATGGTTGTACGTTCGCATTGGAATCGTTGTTCTTCGGCGCCGTTGTGTACGGTGTCCTAAGACACTACAAAGGTACCTGCCAGGGGGATGACTTCTCGGTCTATGGTGATGATCTCATCATACGATCCGAGTATGCCACACTCTTGGTATTTTATCTGCGTAGGTTCGGTTTCACGGTAAATGCGGACAAGACCTTTCTAAAAGGTAATGTTCGCGAGAGCTGTGGGGCCGACTGGTTCCATGGCCACCCGATCAGACCGGTATTTATTACGGAAGTACCTACTAATGTCAAGCAATTGTTCTCAGCCCGCAATAGGCTGCGAATGAAGCTTGAAACACAGTGGGACATTTCCGATAGTCGGTGCGTCGGACTCCTTGACAAGTGGGTGCCTGAGAAGCTTTTGAGCTTCATTGGCCCTCCGAGTCTTGAGGATTTCGACTCGTATCGTCATATGTCTTATCCTTTTGGGATAAACTACAGACATTGTCGATATAAGTTTAAACGCATCGTCTATGTACCGAAGTCGTTTCGAGGAAATCGTTTCCTTTTCAGGAAATTGATGACTTCCCTGCGGCAGTTTGAACCAGTTTCACCATTTGCTTGTAAAAATGATTTTGTGCAAGTGGCGAAGGTTGGGGGTGGAGGGAGTTGCTTCACCGTCACCCGTCGATCACGGGTGATGATGAGCGTGGTAGCCTCCCTGGTCAGTTATTGGCCAGAGACGTACCTCACTTAGTCTGGGTTTACCCAGGTTAACTGAG